TCAGGAAATTACTCTTCCTACGGACCCCCTTCAGCATATTGACGATACAATGGGTGAGATTGCTCTCTGCATTCTCTCTGCTATTAACGTTGGTAAAGTAAAGTCTGATGAGGAACTTGAAGAACTTTGTGACCTTTCAGTTCGTGGTTTGGATGAGTTGATTGACTATCAGAAATACCCCGTAGTGGCGGCAGAAATCGCCACCAAGGCACGTCGTTCTCTTGGTATAGGGTTTATTGGTCTTGCTCACTATTTGGCAAAACTTGGATATAATTATGATTCTCAAGAAGCATGGGATGCTGTACATGGTCTTTCAGAGTCTTTCCAATACTATCTTCTCAAAGCATCTAATCAACTTGCTAAAGAAAAAGGATATTGCGAATACTTCGGTCGCACAAAATATTCTGATGGCATTCTTCCAGTTGACACTTATAAAAAAGACGTAGACGAAATTACTACTAACCAACTGCAACATGATTGGGAAAATCTTAGGACATCTATCCTGGAACACGGTCTCAGGCACTCAACATTGTCCGCACAGATGCCATCGGAGAGCAGTTCCGTTGTGTCAAATGCAACCAATGGAATCGAACCTCCTCGTGGATTCTTGTCCGTTAAGAAGAGTAAAAAGGGACCGCTCAAACAGATTGTTCCGCAGTATCATGCCCTTAAGAACAATTATACGCTTCTTTGGGATATGCCTAGCAATCGTGGTTATATTAACATTGTTGCTGTGATGCAAAAATTCTTTGACCAAGCGATTTCTGGGAACTGGTCTTATAATCCAGAAAATTATCCCGATAATGAAGTTCCCGTGTCAGTGATGGCGCACGATATGCTTTACTCATATTCTGTTGGTTGGAAAACAAGTTATTATCAAAACACTTACGATATTAAAACCGACGAGGTAGTAGAAGAACCAAAACAAGACCTCCAATCACTTCTTCAAGAACTTTCTGGTGCCGAAGAGGAAGATTGCGAAAGTTGTAAAATTTGACGAAAGTGTAAAGACCTGTTATTATAAATAGTAATAGGTCTTTATTTTATCTTATGGAAGGTCGCATTTACAAAATAACCAATCAAGTTAATGGTAAGTTTTATGTTGGTAAAACTATGAAATCTTTACCAACAAGGTTTTATAATCATTGTTATGATGCTATTAATAGAAATTCTACATCTTATTTCCATAGAGCAATAAGAAAATACGGCAAGGAAAATTTTATTATTGAAGAAATTGAATTATGTGAAGATAATTTAGGAAACAGAGAAATATTTTGGATTTCTAAATTAAATCCTCATTATAATCAAACTCTTGGTGGTGATGGTGGTATGCTTGGATATTCTCATACAGAAAAAACGAGACAACTATTATCGTTAAAAAGAAAAGGTAAATTTCTTGGAGAAGAAAATCCATTCTATAATCAAACGCATACAAAAGAACAAAAAGAAAAATGGAGTAAAATGAGAAAAGGGCAACCATCTCCTTGTGGATTTGCTGGAAAATCTCATAAGGAGGAAAGTAAATCGAAAACTTCTCAAACACTTAAAAATAATCCAAATGTAAAAAGAACCAAAGTATTTCAGTATGATATTGAAGGAAACTTTTTAAGAGAGTTCCAATCTATTAGTGATGCTTCTAAATTTGTAGGAACAAATCCTTCCAACATTAAATATACCTGTGAAGGAAAATTTAACCATTGTAAAGGGTATAGATGGAGTTATGAAAAACTAAATACCTAAAAGCAAAGTAAGAAATGAAAACATTTCAAGAATTTATGTATATTGCAGAAAAATATTATGAACCTAATGAAAAACTTCCTTCTGGCAAAACTCCAATGCAAAAAGCAAGTAATAAAAAATTTAAAGATAAACAACGACAAGAAAGACAAAGTAATTTAACTCTAACTAAAGTTAGACACGGGGCAGATAATCCAAATCCAAATCCACATGTAAGTCGTAAAGATAAAAAGGAAGTAAAAGTAACATCTCATTCTAGTGGAATTGATGTTCACCATAAACCATCTGGAATTACATATAAAGTATATAAAACTCCAGAATCTCCTGCAAATAATATGAATACAATAGAATGGGGACATAATAAAACTCCAAAAACAAAAGGAGACAAAATTAAAATTGCAAGAGATGCGGAAAGAGTTTGGAATAGACATGTATCTCATCGCCTACCTCATAATACAGTAGCACATAATAGTCCTTTAAGTTCGGGATCAGATGATTTAGGAAATGAACATAGAAATCGTAGAGAAAGATTGTATTCTAAACGAGGTGGATTTGGACCAAAAGATTCTGAAGGCGATCAATTTGCAAAAGTAGGAAGAAATCCATCTCGCAAACAACAAGAAAAAGGTAAAAAAAGACTTTCGCCAATTGAACCGAAACATTTGCATCGTCATACTCAATATGATGAATAATAAATTCTAACTATTTGAACTTTTTAAATAAAACTATGCAAAAGGAAACAAACATGCAGTTTAAAATTTCTTCAACAGAAGAATCTACAAATATTAAGGGAATGACAGTTTTTAACACCGAAAAAGTAGATACCAAAAAGCAACCTATGTTTTTTGGAAAACCTCTTGGAGTTCAGAGATACGATTCATACAAGTACCCAATTTTTGATAAACTAACTACTCAGCAACTTGGATACTTCTGGAGGCCCGAAGAGGTGTCTCTTCAGAAGGATCGTGGAGATTATCAAACTCTTCGCCCAGAACAGAAGCACATCTATACATCTAATTTGAAGTATCAGATCATGCTTGACTCTGTTCAGGGTCGTGGTCCTGGTATGGCATTTATTCCATACTGCTCACTTCCTGAACTGGAAGCGTGTATGGAAGTATGGGGATTTATGGAGATGATCCATAGTCGCTCATACACATATATTATCAAAAACATTTATTCCGATCCTTCTGAGGTCTTTGATACAATCATTGGTGATGAACGCATTCTGGAACGTGCCAAGAGCGTTACAGAGTCATATGATGACTTCATTCAATCTGCACAACAGTATGGTGTATCCGATGCTTGGATGCATAATCTTGAAGGAGTTTCATACGCTAAGGAAACAGTAAATGACGTTAAAAGAAAACTGTACAGAGCAGTCGCCAACGTTAACATTCTTGAAGGTATTCGCTTCTACGTTAGTTTTGCTTGTAGTTTCGCCTTTGGTGAACTTAAGCTTATGGAAGGATCCGCTAAGATCATCTCTCTTATCGCAAGAGACGAAAATCAACACTTAGCACTTACTCAGAATATTCTGAATAAGTGGAGAGAGGGTGATGATCCAGAAATGCAAAAGATTATGAAGGAAGAAGAAGAGTGGACTTATAAAATGTTTGATCGTGCTGTAAATGAAGAAAAGAAATGGGCAGATTATCTGTTCAAAGATGGCAGCATGATTGGATTGAATGATAAACTTCTTCAGCAATACGTTGAATGGGTGGCAAATAGAAGACTTAAAGCAATTGGACTAAAACCCCAATACGATATTTCAGCAAACAATAATCCACTTCCTTGGACTCAGCACTGGATCTCTTCTAAAGGTCTCCAGGTGGCACCGCAGGAAACGGAAGTAGAATCCTACGTTGTAGGAGGAATCAAACAAGATGTTACCAAAAATACTTTCTCAGGATTCAAACTATGATGAATGGTGCGAACAGGAAATCCTGAACGCATATAGAGTGGCAGCAGAGTGCGATGAGTTTATGTTTGGTGACTATGACTATTGTAAAGAATGGTTAGGTGCAAATGACTAATCGCACATAGATAGAGGAGGTTACGCCTCCTCTTTTTTATGCCTAAAAATCAACTGAATAAGGACGAATTGAAAGTTCGGGTTTTAAAACTAAAAGATAAACTTCATAAAGATCATATTAGACCTGAAATGGATATGAAAGGACTCGCCCATAAATATCTGAATGAAGTTCTTGACATAATAGATGAGTACAGATATTGACTATGAAAATCCTTGGATTTATAATGGAGTACCTTTTACTTCCTCTAATATTCAAGATAATTTTGGTTTTGTTTATCTTATCCAGAATAATCTTAATGGCAAAAAATATATTGGAAGAAAATATCTTTGGCAGTTCCGTACTCCAAAGGGTAAAAAAAGAAAAGTAAAATCTGAATCTGATTGGAAAAACTATTATGGGTCTTGTCCGGAACTTAAAGAAGACATTGACAAATTGGGCAGAGAAAATTTTAGTCGAACTATCTTATCATTACATAAAACAAAGGGCAAAACAAACTTTGGAGAGACCCGACAGCTCTTCCTCAACAATGTCCTCACCGAGTCCCTTGACAGTGGAGGACCAGCGTTCTACAATAGCAACATCCTCAACAGGTACTTCCGAAAGGACTATTATGAACGCAACGACTGAAGACATTGTTGCTCATGTTAGGTCATGGTCTCTTGATCGTGCTGCTGATATGAGTGTTAATAAAGAGGATGCTCGTGCTATTCTTGCTGAGTTTTATGAATGGATTGAACCGGAAAGTGATGAACTTGAGATTGTTTCTCTAGAACCGGAAGGTTGACAAATCCTAAATATTAACTTATTATGTAAAAACTCCCTGTTATGAGCAGGGTTTTTTGTTATGAGACTTTGATTTCGATTTAGAGCCGTGGAAAGTGCCCTTTGAGAAAAGGGTGTACCCCCTTTCTATACGGATGTAGAATTCAATTAATTTTAATGCTTTTTAAAACACTTTCAATTATTGCTATTGCCACTGTAGGACTAGCACCCCTTCAAGCAAAGGCAGCGAGCGGATGTTCCCTCGCATCACATTATGGAATTGGTGATGGATATCACGGGCAGACAACTGCTAATGGCGAAAGATACAATGCTTATGGTAAATCAGTAGCACATAAAACACTTCCTTTTGGAACTAGATTGCGTGTAACCAATCAATCAAATGGTAAGTCGGTAATTGTGCGTGTAAATGATCGCGGTCCTTATATCGCGGGTAGAGACCTTGACTTGTCTTATGGTGCATTCTCTACTATTGCTTCACCCAGTCAAGGTGTTGCTAGGATTTGTTACTCGCGTGTATGACGATCTGAAAAATTGAATAATAAATAGAGGAGAGCGGTTGCTACTCCTCTTTTTTTATGTTTAATTTTAATTTCGGAAAGAAGAGACCTGACAAGAAGCAGATCGTCCTTATAAGCATCGTATTGGGTGTCATGGTAGCAACTCTCTCCCAATGCACTGGAGCGCCCCAGGAGCGCCTCTGGGACCTCCTAGACGAGGTTCAGAGGGTTCTGTTCCCAGGCACCATAATCAACGATGTGCTGCTCCAGGACCCTGCTGTGGTGGGTAGAAGAGTTCATAGAGATGTGGACAGAGCAATCGCAGAGTATGAACGCTTGACAAGAGACTCAAATCCACCTAGAGTACCTTTGCCGCGGTTGATAGAGAAGTCTCTAGAGACTTCTAAGTGTTATACTGAAGAGTGTAAGAAACTTGGAGGAGAAATGAGACTCTGTTCACCTTGGATGGATGGATGCTTAGACAGTTCTACAACTGACCTAAGTAAGTAGACAAAGATTCTGAATCAGTGTATTATTAAAAGGTGGTTGAGAGATCACTTGACAATCAAATCTAAGTCTGGTATGATTGTTTCATGAGCAACAGGGGTCCAAACCTTGTGTAAGTCTCTCCCCTCCTATGCCTCTCAACGATGCACAAACCTGGAGGTCTCTTGGGCAAGTAGCATAATGGATAATGCAGCATCCTTCTAAGATGTCGATTGGGGGTTCGAGTCCCTCCTTGCCTGTTGGAGTTTATCTCCATATATAAAAGTGATAGAGGGTAAGTCACTGTTATATCCTTATGAGATATATCACACTTACTCCATCATATGCGGGGTTAGTTCAGCGGTAGAACGCTATCCTTCCAAGTTAGATGT